GTACTGAATCTACCACTTAAACCACTATATATTCTATTTCTTTTGTTTTGACCACCAGGTTTTTCTGGGATTACTCCAATATTATACTTATTCTCTAACCTTCTTCTTTCATTCAACGCCTGGAAAATTGAACGGTTCATAGCCACATCTTCAACTGTACTTGATACACAATGATATTTTTCATGCAAACTCATAATATAATCGACTACACCAGTCTTTCCCATAATTTCCCCATTGTTGTCCCTTGAACCTACAGTCGGAATACTTCTATGTCTTTCATATTCTAATACATATAATTTATTATTGGGGTCAATAGCAATTACCATTATAACCGAGAAATCAGAAGTCTTAGTATCAATGTCTGTAGCAGGGTCGCAACCCAAAAATGTATTACAAGGAAGCTTATCACCATCGATATGAATGTAATTAGTCCCATCCTCGTTTTCATAATACCCTTCCCAATGTTTTACATGCCTTCTGTTCCACACCGAATCTTCTTCAGATTGGACTTCCATCATATATTCTTGATAGAATTTTTGGGATTGGCCACTATCGTAATAAAACTTTTTCTTTTCCTCTAATTTCTCTTTTGAGAAAAATGATGGCCAAAGTGGAGTCCCGTCTGGTAAAATCGCTTTATAAGTTATTACCCTCCAAGAAAATTCCTCACCACCTTTTTCAGCTTTTTTATAATTATTAATGAGGTTGTTAATAAAGGAATCATAATGAACGGGAGTACCATTAACACGCAACCGACCAGTATAAGGTTCAAGCGCAGGATAAACAACAGCGGTAACCAAATTTGCGTTCTTAGCCCGAGCGTCGGGGGTAATTGTGTTTGCTTCATGTTCAAAGTCATCCAATATAATCAAATCATATCTTTTATGCAACTTCGCACCACCACGAATACCTGCTACATTACTTTTGGATATTAGTTTGCATCCATTAGATAATTCTATATCTTCCTCTGTCCACTTACGTCCTTTAAGGTTCCCAAAAAAATACTTAATACTATCATTAAATTCTAGGTGATGCTTTATATAATCCATATTACCTACTGATAATTTTTGAGTAGCAGATACCCAAGCATAAAAATGCATATCATCTTTAGGACAAAAAACGAAGTCTTTTATAATTGAAGCCTTAGTAAGAACAGTTTTACCATGACCTCTGGGAAGAATGATTCCAAGCTGCTTTACTTCTACATCATCAATAGCATCTGCCATCTCGTAATGAAAAGGAGGGGTTTCACTACGCATAAAATCATCTGGTAGAAAAAGCTTACCAAATGCAATTAAATCCTTATAAGCAAGTTCTAGCTGTTCTTCAGCTTGATTTACGTTCTTCTTGTTTATGTTCGGCATCTTTGCTTTTCTTCTCTAAGAATTTTTGAAACTTCTTCTCGTCTTTATTCATTTGAATATAATAGTCAAGAACTAATTCAGCATTACGCTGTCGTTCCATATAATTGGCAAGAGCATATTCAAGAACTTTAACTCTCTGTATCAATTCTTTTCTTTTAAGCTTCCGTTTAGTTGCTATCATCTTCCCTGTCCCCTGCGTTTTTTCTTATAGTATTTCTTACTGACCTTATTTCCATATTTAGTATTTCTACCTTGACCTTGCCTTGTTCTCTTACCTCTTAACGGCTTTCTATATTCATCACCCATAGAATTTACCTTTAAAAATAGCTTTGCCGTCATAAATACCAACTGAGTCTATCTGGAACCTATCATTATCATATTCTACAATTCCAAATCCCTGCTGCCAATTATACCTAGTTCCACCACCAGGTACAACTCCATTTATCCTTGCAAGAGTCCCAAGAGAAACAGCCTGGTATATTTTAGGTTGACCATGAGACCAAACTGTCTTATGGCCCATTTCAAGTCTATGGACATGACCTTGGATAACACTAATTCTTGGGGAGTCTAACATCTTCATTACGCTTTGGCCACTTTTTGGGCCTACTTTATTTCCGTGTATGCATACTAGATTATCATTTATGTAAAACTCCCCATGTGGATAATTACCAATATATTCAACTCCCATCTTATGAAGCCCCAACATATAAGGGACTGATACAATAGGAGGAACATCTGGTTCATTAGCTGGTTTAATACCATAAGCCTGAATAGTATTCTGAACAATACTGTCAATCATTCTTTTTTCATGGTTCCCCTCTATATATACCATCTCTTCACAATATGGTCTTAATTCTTTAATCCAAGAAGCTAACCAATCCAAACTTGGCTGTGTTGTGAAATAAAACTCTGGGGAACGGATATAATGAGTAGACCAATCTGGTAAATCCAGCATATCACCTAACATTATTATCCTATCTGGCTTTATCTCCTTAATTATTTCAGTTGCAATAGCAATAGCCTTTAAATCATGAAGTGGAGTGAGCTCCCCACTATGAATATCTCTCTTAAATCCGACTTGAGCATCTGGAAGGACTATATCAAGATTTAATTTCCTCTTGGGAGTCTTCACATTTAACTTAACATCTCCAACTGTCGCTCCTTGAACAGATGGGAAATCACATTTAACTGGACGCTTCCTCACAAGACTCGCTCTAGCCTGATAATTAGTATGGGTATTCCAGACTATCTTACCATCTACTTCTTCCTTAGCTGAAACATCCCATTGATTTACCTTGAAATTAGTAACTTTCCATTCTTCTTCAGAGACGTTGAACTTTTCTAATAACGTTTGTAACGTTGGGGCTTTGCCGTCTGATACATTATCTGTTATATATACATAATTCAACTCCTCTACCATAGAGGATGTAGATATATTTGAATCACTAAAAAAATCATCAGTATTAGAAAATCCTTTTTTACAGTTATTACATTTGTATCTCTGAACCTCTCCTCTTTTACCATTCTTCTTTATATAATCTGACCCACATTTAGGACACGTCATCTTCTTCTCCTTTTACTTCTTTTAATTTCGGCCGCTCTGCTTTTTCGAGCTGCTCTGGACTGAAACCTTGGAACATTCCTATAATACCCATCTCTCTGGATTTGATAGTCGTCCCAGCAGTTCCAATTATTTTTGCAAGTTCCTTTGTGGACTGTAATACAATACCATCATCTGAACTGCTATCAGCAAGACACTTTAATTTATTTAATACATACTCGTGGTCTAAACCCATCTCTTTTGCTATGTCCAATACGGACTTCTCTACTTCTTGCATAATTCTTTCCTGTTTTAATAATAACGTCGCTCTTTGTCTGGACTTTAACTCACTATCATTATTGAAAGCGTCCATATAAGCCTTAACTGGCCCCATTCCAACTGCGACATTTGTTGCGAAAATCTTCTCTCTATTGGTAATTCCCTTTCTCTCTTTTACAGTTTTGGGATTCTTTCCAGAGAATGTATACCTATTTGGGTGCTTTGAAAAATCAGTATCCATCTTCACACCCTTCGTTTTTAAGAATGTACCTACAACTGTGCGTACATATCCATCAGCATATTTATAGTTTTTTCTATCGTTTGGATGATTGATTTTGTCTACAACTTTGAGCAGTTGTACGATTCGGCCATCTGCAGATGATACCCAATCTCCCTCTTTTGCTTTTCTCCAGTCAAACCACAGGTTTTCTTCTGGGTGACGTTCCCTCCATTCACCATAATTGTCATATATGTAATGTTTCTTATTTCTTATTTTGCGGTATTCCATTGTCCCTTTTTTTAAAACTATACACCTGTTTATACAAATAATCTATTAAATCATTTACCGCATTTGGTATATAATATACTTCACTATCTATCTCTATTGGACAGCTATCCTCAGAAGAAAGTCTTGATAAAATCTCCTCTTGGGCCTCGAGCGGAAGCCTACTGAGTTCAACCATTCCAAAAGCCACATTAATACAAGAAAACAATTTCGCCAGCCGCTGGGGCCGAAGAATCACTTTGGTCTCTCGCTCCTTCTGCACATACTTTTAATACCGTTCCCACTGGAATTGCCTTGAAATGTACCCAAGAACCCCCAACATATAATTCGTAATTTCCCGCTACCCCACAATAAACTGCTCTACATGGGTCTAAGGTCGTAGTCGCAACCTCAACACTTACAGCTTTTATGTAAGGAGCAAGACTCTCCCTTTCAGTAAAATCCATTAATCCTTTAGGCATTTATATACTCCGTTTCATATGTGTGAATATAAGTGTAAAACTTCTTGCAATTCAACTCCTTTTTTTAACACTGCCTGTTGTACAAGTGCCCCTATGAAATACAAATAAACCACCCTTTTTTGATAGCCCATTATATATGAACCAAAAGTACAAAGTCAAGTACTATTTTACAAAAGACCAAGTTATTCTCAGAAAAAAATGCAGGATTTTGATATGCGCTCTTACACACTATAGACCCCCCCAAAGGGGGGATTCGCATAAAGCGATTTTAGTTAATTTACATTTTTTAGATTTATATAGTATTATAATTAAATAATATTAAACATGAAAGGTAATATCATGACCTACCAAGAGTACAAAGTGATGTTCAATGAAGAAGCTGACCGTGGTCTCAAGGCTGCTATGAAGGCGCCTCAGAAGAGAGGCTGGTCGTCCATGACTAAGCAGAGTATTGACAGTAAGAACGATGTGATACGTGCTTGTAACACTAACTTGACTATGATAGCACAACGATGCGCTGAGATATATAGTGACCGGCCTTCTTTACTCGCTGAAGAAGAAGACGAGAAGCTGATTAGTTAACATTAAGGGCTTTCATTAGCCCTTTTTGTTACTTACTTGTCCTATACTTGTGTAAAAGTGTGATAACACTGCAAATGGTTCAATATAGTACCATGAGACTCCATATAGCTCACATCTCTAACAAATATATGGTCACACAACACTTTTTATAGTACCAAATTCGTAGTAACTTGGTCATTAACCCCTAACAACAAAAGGAGTGTAATATGTCATTACATTTCGCACCGAAAGAGAAAGTGTATTATGTCCTTAATTCAAATGGTATTGCAATAACATGGTCTGTTATAAAAGAACAGTGTGTTCAATACATAGAAAGTCATGGAGGTAGTTACAATGGTTGAAGAACACAAAATTCAAATCTG